AACAATAAAAATTCCGATAGTTCTGTAGGAGGGTTCTTCAGTAATTTTTTTGGCGGTGAATCAAATACAGCACCAACAGTTAAAGACGGACCAATACACTTAAGAAAATAAGAAAAGGCAAATAAATGGCCAATAAGTTAAACTATCAACAATCGAGAGAAATCAGAAAAACAAAATTTTCTGATTTATTTCTTGACACACTGGCTCGAAAAGAAACGGGTGTACTTGGTTCTGTTGGCAAGGCCATTTCACTAAATGCTCAGGCCAGAATGAAAGGTATCAAAGAGAAATTTGATCCTTTAAACATCGTAAAATTCCTCACATTCGGTTCAAAACTTGGGCCTGCTTTGTATGGTAAAATGGCTGGCCGTGACCAAAAAGACATTGACTACTTTACAGGTAGAAGTAGACACATCACTGGCGGGAGAAATACTGCCGATAAAATTAAAGGTAAAGGTGGTGGTGATAACGAAGGTATCAATGAACAATTGGCCAAAATATTTACATTTCTAAAATCAAATAGGGAAGATGATGTAAAGTTAAAACAACAGGCAAAGAATAGTGAAGAAGAAATCAATATGGAGAAAGACAGACGCCATAAAGAATTACTTAAGACGCTTGAAAAATTAATGAAACAAATCGGTGGCGGCAGTGCCACAGCAACAAAAGAAGGAGATCGTAGTTTTCTGGATGGTATACTTGCCTCAATAAAAGCTATGAAGGATCAACTTTCAAATTTTATGTCACTTCTCGGTGGATTAGATAATGCAAAATGGTTACGTGCTCTGAGTGGCGGGCCCGTCTTATTAATACCAGCTTTGGTTGCCGGCGGCATTTGGTATGCCATCAAAGAATTTAAAGATAATGATGAAGCAATTAATGAAGCAGCAGCAAAAGGTGATGTTAAAACCTTGAGGGAAAAAATAACGGCCGGATTAGGTGATGAAGGTATAATGTATGCCGGCACAGATGAAATGGTTAAGAATGCATTAACAAAAGCTGGCACACCAGAAGCATTAAACGCTCTGAAAACAATTCAAGAAGGTGAAAGACCAAAAACCACTGCTGACAAATATGACCAATTCCTTGCTGATAAAGGTTATTATAAGTCGATGGGTTATAAGAATCTAAAGGGACAAATGGTACCTGATGATTTGAAAAAGGCTGCTGAAGAATATGCCGGTATTCAATCGGCATCACCAGTACCATCAGCTGCACCTACAGGTGCAGAAAAAGAAACAGCGGTACCTGTAGCACCAGCTGGCCAGGAGTTTGATTCAGATGGTGGTTTAATTAAATCTCCTGTTCCTAAAACCCCGGTATCAGTTTCATCACCAGCCTCTGCACCAGTTTCAAACTTAACAAATACGAATGTTGACTTGAATATGCCATCGGATAACTCAGGTAATTCTGGAGAGAGAATGTCCAAAACCAACAACGTTGCCATGAATTCACGCAGTAAGGGAAGAAGTGGATTAATGCCTAGTCAAATATCGGTGAGAAATGAAGAACCAACATATAATGAATTGATTGCTGCTTCTACTAGGATGTTATAAACAAAAAACCCCGCACTAGGCGGGGTCTAAACGGTCAGGGAATCGTTTTAATCTTCAGCCAACTTGGCAAAGTATTCCATATCATCAACATCAGTATCTGCAATATCAATTGCTGGAACTGGCTTGTTAAGTACAGACCTTGCTTGTTCAACTGTGGTACGTGCTCGAGGAGCATCACCTTCATCACTAGCATTCAAACCAAGTACTTTATCCAAACGTGATTTCAAAGTATCATATGACTTGAATTCTTTGTCAGCCGTCAACTCAGTCAATGAGTATTGTGACTTCCAAATTTTCTCCATCTGTTCATCGTCATCCAACAATACAGATGATGACATGAATTCGGATTTGTCGTAGTTCTGATAACCAGCAACCTTAGTGATACGCAACTTGAAGTTGGCACCTTTCCACAAATCAAACGGATTGATTGGTGTTTCATCTTCAAAGGCCGGATTCATCGCACCAGTAATCTTCTCAAAAATCTTGGCACCGAACTTGAACAATTTAACTTGTCCTTCATTCTCTGGATGCTTAGGATCAGATACGATATACACGTTACAAATGTAATTCAGTTTACGTTTTTGTTTACGTACAATGTCCTTGTTTGCTTCAATGCCTGAGTTCCACAATTTGCTGTTGTGTTCACATACAGGACATTGTTGGTTCTTAGTTGTCAAACAGTTGTCAATAAGCCAACCACCTGGTCCCTGAAAACCATGACCAAAGATTTTGGCCCAAGGAAGACCATCTTCACCATCAACTGCTGCTGCGGGGAGAAAACGGATTGTAGCCATGCCGTTGCCGGCTTTGTCTACTTCTGGTCGCCAATAATTTTCTTTATCGGACTTACCTTCTGTGGAGGCGTTGAGCTCTGCCACTTTTGATTTCAATTTGTCCAGATTGCCTGAACTCTTTTTAAGATTTGAAAAATCTACCATGATTTACCTTTCTAGTATTAACGGAATATAAACGGATTGTCCACATGATGCATTATATAATATTATTTAGGTCTCGTCAAGTATAAACTTCAACTGGACCAAGGTGTCAGCAACATTCTTGTGTAAGATTGCCACACCACCTGCAGCACGCCAATCATCAATAATACTTTCGGTATCGTCAATGATTAACGTATCTATTCTTGCATATCTTTTCTTTAGTTCCTTACCTGGAACGAAGTTACGTTGGAAGTCAATTCCTTGCGTTTCCAACCATTGAATCTTTTGTTTAGAGATTGCTTCATGCCTGTCAGTACTAGCCGTGGAGGATAGAATCTGAGTGGGTGGCAATGCATTCCGCAGTGCCCGAACTAAGTCCATTGCATCAGGTATCAAATCCAGTGTTGTAAAGTTGTTACCTTCAATGAATTTATTAAAGAAACCACCAAACTCTTTGTTGTTTCTGGTTTGTTGTGGTGTTACACCATACAATTCCAGATATCTCTTTTCAAAATCTGCAATAACGCCATCCATATCCAAATAGATGCAATTAATTTTAGGCATGTTCTCTCAAACTTTCTTTTAAAATAGTCTTAAACTTATCTTTATCGTAAACAAGAAACGGTGTGTACTTTTCAATTTTTCTTTTCCATGTAGGCCAGATAACATCATCTGTTATCTTTTTGTTCCACATAGGTAAAAAATTCATAATGTTATTAAGTATACACACCGTCTCAATGTTAATGTTGCCATAAGTCATCTCTCTCAACAACAATGGATATTGTCCATCTACAACTACCAACATTTCGTTAGGTGATTGTGTTGCTGCGAATAGACCCATTATATCTTGTTCGAACCTATAAGTCAAGCTCTGGTTTCTTTTTTGCCATTTTTTGTAATTTTCTTCACCTTCAATGCCAGATATGTCACCAATCCAATTTACGTTGGTTTCCAAAAAGTTGGCAATATAGAAGTACTTCAATTCATCTACGTTATATTTTCTGGAAAGCTTGTAAAAGGAATACTTGGCTTTGTTATTTGCAAAGTTGTCCTTTGATACGTTGGTTTTTCCGTTATAGCGAAAAAAATCGTAAGAATCAGAAGTAAAATGAAGTTTAATGCTTTGGTAGATGGCATACGCTTCAAATCCTGTCGTTTCGGTCATAGGGGCAATTGAGAACTTCTTTTCAATAGATTTAGGTCTTGGGCTTCTTCTCTGATTTTGGCTTTCAGAGCACTGGAGACTAATGTTGATGCAACATCGACCTCCATACCCGTCTGTTCACAATGATGTATGATTGCATCCATATGTGTGGTACCAAGAGTATATGATAGTTTGGCTATCAAGTCACTAAATTCACTAATCTCATTCTTTGTAGGCATCAGGATCTCGTATAAAATAAATGGTTACCAATCTTTGCAACGTACTTCAATTTCCAACCTGGATTTACCGAGGTGTTATGGTAGTACATTGATTTCGTTCTGTAGATTGTATCATGTAACTTTGCTTGTGTCAAGGCCTTTTTGGCGACAATCAGGCATTCTTCCCATGCATATTTGTTTCTGACTTCGCTTACCTTTTCACCAACCCAACTGAATTGATATGTTTTACCTGTTTTTTGATATACTACATCACATACGTTGGATGGAAATAGAGAACTGTTTGCACGATTCATGGTAACTTGTGCTACTGCCAATTTACCTTCAAAAGATTCACTTGCAGCTTCATAATATATGTTTTTGGCCATGCAAAGAACTTGCTTGCCGAGGTCTTGTGCAACGATTTGTTCAAACGCAAAGGTTTGTTGTTGTGATGATATAGGAAAAACAATTAACAATGATACTAAAACAGATGATAATAATTTACTCATCTTTACTCCTTGTGTGTGTTAAAAGGGGGAAACCCCCTTTAACCCTCAGGTAGTTTTTCTGGTGACCTTGACTTCAGGTACCGAAATATTAGACACGAAACCATTTAAGGTATGAGCCTTGTTGATAATGTCTTGTTCTGAGGGGATTGTTGGCAGTGCCGGATGTTCAGGTGGTGTTTCACCCTTAGACTTTGCCGATTCGCATTGCATGTGCCAGCCTTGAGATATGCGGTCACGCTCTGCGTTGTAAGAATCATATAACATGTCTCTGGCCATTTTTAATAGTTCAAGACGGATTTCAAAAGGTGTCATGTTTGACATAGTTTTCTCCTGTGATGTGTAAGTGTGGCGGTGGTTTTTTGAATGGGCCCCACCGAACCCATATAATTATTTATCCAATTAGAAACTACAAATGACCTCGATATATCTAAAATATAAATCAGCCTTCTTTTATTAGTATTATTATATGCACTATGCAATTCAGCATTATCAAATGCAAATAAGTTCGACCAATCCTGTTTTATACCACCAACCTCAAGAGCAATATCACCTTCTGGTATGATTAATGGTATATGAATTCTTACTGTCTTACGTGAACTATTCTCAATATCCACATGAGGTTTAATAATTCCTGCGGCATCTAATACACTGTAACCACTGCAACCAACATGTGCAATATATTTTTGTGTTAATGATGAGGCCGTTGGAAAAATCATCCTTGTTTTTGGTTGTAAAAACATATTTTGTTCTATGTTTTTCTCCGGCAAAGAGTACCGTAAACCTTCTACTTTCCATACATCTTTTTCATGTTCATCCAAAATTGCTTCTGGATTGGATGCGGCATAGGAAATGCCACCACTAAAGGTTGTATCAAAATCTTTGTGATACTCTAAAAATTCTTGTGTTAATTTAGGTGCCAATTCCATTAACTCATCTGCTATGGAAATCTCACCTCTTGACCAAATTGTTTGTTTCATAATAAAAAGAAGGGTGGGCTGTATACAACCCACCGGTTTGATTAACGATTAGCGATATACATTGTGATTTCGAAACCGAAACGCATGTCGCTTGCTGCTGGTGTAGTCCACTTCATAAAATACTCCTTAATGTGTTACAACAAAATGTTGCAACTGCTTTATATATGGTGATATCACTATTTCTTAGGTAGAGATAATCATGAATATGTAGTAGTTTAATTCTGTTACGAGGATAAACTACCAAAAACCCTAAGCAGTGTTTAGGCTGCTAATGCGTACTCATAAGAGCTATCGTTTGCATTTACGTTTGTTTTAGTTTTAACATCTTCTCTGATGAGCTGTCCACTTCTATACTATTTGCCCTGTCGAAACTATGCAGGCCCGTCAAATGGTCTTTAAGGAAATAAATCTATACCCCAATTCTTCAATAAAATTTTTAGCCTCAAGTTTGGTCTTAAAAATTTTAAAAAAAGATAACGGAGATTCATCTAAACTAAAATTTATTTTATACATTATTTAATCCTTAAAAAACATTTGGTGGACCTGGGGGGATTCGCACCCCCGTCCAGAACACATTTCTAGTTGCTTCATACAACCATAACTTCACATTATACATGAAATTATTTAGTCTGTCAACTGTTTTTATGGTAATAATCAATTGCTTTAACCAGGCCTTCAATGTGGTCTTGTGTCTTTTCTTGGAAAATCATTGGTGATTCATTGTCCACGGCCATAATGATAATCAAATCATCAATAGGTGTACCAACTAATTCTTCATACATCAATGCATATGCAGTACATTGCCAGAAATAATCCAAAATATCTTCACGTTTTTTAATCTTTTTTGATGTTTTAAAATCAATGACTGATAACTTACCTTCATACTCACCAATACAATCAACACGGCCTGCCAATCCTAGTTGTGCGGACCATAATCCGACCTCTTGGTAGTGTATGTTATTGATTTTGTTTAGATATGGTTTGATTGATATGAACATCTCTTTGGCATCAGGCATAACTGTGCCTGGTGGTTTTGTTTCATTGTTCAGATAGTATTCACACATGGTGTGCATATTGGTACCACGGGACGTGGCATGTTTGGAGATTTTGTTTGCAACCTCCTCACCAACTCGGCGGCGCCATGCCATGATGGCCTCTTTTTTCTGAGCACCCACCACTGTGGTCACCGATGGTAATTTTTTACCATCAGGTGTGACATAATATCTTTTTCCGTCTGGAAAAGTTTGAGATTCGATTTTTGGAATCTCTTTTGGTGGGCAATAAATGAACATTATAATCCTAACTTCAGTTTCTTGTAATTTAGTATATCATTTTTTGATTGTTTTATTTTTCCAAATAACGTTTTTTTGTCGATTGTTCCATCCACAATTTCTTTTGGTGTAAATCCTAAACCTATGAGTTCATGTGGCAGAAGTGCAATTTGTCCCCATGTGTTATTGTGTTCACCTATTGGTAGGTCAGTGTATCTCATACCACGTTCCAATCTAAATCTTTCAACTTCCTTGTTCAAAATCTCAGCAATGGAATTTGCTTGAAAAAAATTGGTGTATTTATTTTTCCAATACATCGTCTTTTCATTTCCAAAATGTATTATAAGATTATTTAAATCCATATATCCTTTTTTTAATTCAGTTACATCCATTTCAGAATAACCGTATTTTTCATGTTCTTTCTCAAATTCACTTAAACGTGTCATTCCTTTTTTTCTGAGTGTTAAAGAAAACCAAAACCATTGGTTTAACACTTCAAAATTTTCATTCATTTTAAGGAGTGTTTTCTGGGATTCGAAAATACTGGCCAATGGTTCTTCAGGCAATCCAACAATCATTCCAGTTTGTGTCCATATGGGAGCAAGTTTTTTTAGTTGTCTGATGGCATCAAACTGTCTTTCAGAATCTTGTCCTTTTCCAACAATTTTTTTGGCCAAGGGGTGTAACGTTTCTATACCAAAAACAGCTGAAGCTAAACCTGTGTCCGCTAACATTGAAATAGTTTCGGGAAATCTGGCCATTAAGTCTGCTCGTAAAAATGCACTATATGTTATTTTCACTCCACTCTTTTCAATAGCTTCAGCAATATATTCCAGTTTAACAATATTATCATTGAGTGTATCATCATTGAACCAATAATTTGTTACTCCAAACATTTCATAATTTCTGCGAATCTCATCAGTTAGGTTATCAACATGCCTAATGTAATCACTTTTTTTCTTACCCAATAAAGGGAATTGGCAAAATTTACATTTAAAAATACAACCTCTACTTATTTCTATTGGTAGAAAATTTGTTTTAATTAAATCAGATTCTAACCATTTAATAGTCAAATCAGTGTCATCATTTTTATATGATGATTCTGCATTAATAGCATATGTACCATGATAAGGTTCCCATTTCAAATCATCAAGTCTTTTTCTTTGTAAGAATTTCAAATAATGTAGAACAGCCTGTTCAGAATAACCCCATATAAATCTATCAATCAATGTTCCATCTAAGGCTTCAACTGAACCCTCTGATCCACCAATCACCGTTTTTACCTTAGGATATTTTGTCTTAATATGATTAAATAGTTTGTTGACTTTATCATTTTCGTAAATGAAAGTGATACTTACACCAACAAACAAGGTTGTTTCATCTATAAAGTTATCACAAGCAGCACAAAGTTCATCAGATGTAAACTCATAAAAAAAATCTACAACCTCAATATCATAATTGTGTTGGCCAAGAAATGTTCTTAATCTAGCCGCTCCAGCTGGTCTATTATTTGTTGTACTGTTCTGCGTACCAGTAAAAATTATACCATCAATTTTTCTCATTTTTTAGTTAAGTATCTACTTCTAATAGCCTCAAAGAAATCAATATCTTCCTGTGTCAATTCCACAGAATCAATTTGTTCTCTTTGGCCACGGACCCAATCTTCAAACATAAGAAAATCACCTTCATATTTAAAGTTGTTTGTGATTTTTTTAGTATCATATGCATCCATAATGATATGATATCTATCTTCATTAGAGTCATTTCTAATTTGGTGCCATCTGTTTGTCCAAATCATCCAAACTGACCCATCAGCTGGCATATGTAAATTTTTACCCTCACAAATATGCACACATTTTTTATTTGTCCATAAAGGTATATGAATACGTGCCATATATTCCGTTTCATCAGCATCTTTGTGTACTAAACTTTTTGAACCGGCTTTTAAACAAGCAACTCTTGCTCTGGTTGGATGGAATCCTATATCACGTATTTCATCAATCACTTTTTTAATTTCACCAACGTAAGCTTCTGTTGGTTTGTCATGTTCCAATTGCTGTGATATATTGAAATGTTTGTAAGCTTTAAAAATCAATTCTTGTGTTGGTAAAAAGGATTCCAGTGAATCACCAGTTTCTAATTGTATGGCTTCCCATCCATCTGTCCAAGTGGCCTGTCTACTCATCAAACTCCATCCACCAAAACCGTGATACTTTGGTGTTTCGTATTCTTCGCCTTGGACAACTTTGTCTCCTAAAGTGAAAACACTTTCTCGCACCTCATGTTTCAATTTCTCAATGTCTACTGTATAATTCAATTTTTCAAAAAACATTTTATTTCCTTTATAGATTACCGGTTTCTTCTAGCATTTCATATACTTCTCTATAATCATACTTAGTTGTTCTCAAAGCAAAAGCCTTTCTCAATTTTGGGCCATTCAACGGTTCAACATTGTGTATTTCTCTGACATCCAATAGATATGCTTCATTCGCATTGGCTATAAAACTACCTGTTTCATATACATCTTCATAACTATACACTGCATCAACATATGAGATTTCTTCAACTGTTGGCATATTTTTCTTATCTTTTATGTATTCTTTCAGAGATACTTTAAGTTCTTCAAAAGGAATATCCGACTCCTTCATTTCATCTAATTTTTGTAATTGTTTTTCTTCAGTTTTCCAACTACGTGTATTTGGTTTTGCTTTATAAAAAATGGTTCTGTAATCTTCTGGCTGAAAATAGAAATTAATTGTTGTTATTAAATCATTATCTACATGAGGTATCAATACACTATTGATAGACATACGTGTAAGTTTAAAATCTTTGTTATATCTTTCGGGAATAACCTTAAATATTTTTTCTGGTTCTGGTGTCCAGATTCTATTATGTTGAACACCCAATCCATGAAACCCAGCAAACGATTCTAATCCATTTACTGGTGCAAATATTGGTTGTTCATAAAGTTGTTTCAATTTAACAAATGACATTACCGGTTTCCTTTAACATTTCAATCACATTCTCATACTTATGAACAAAAGTTCCGAGTGTGATTGCTGTTCTCAAATTAATTTGACCTTTAACACCATGTATTTGACTTACATCAAGTAACCATATTTCATTATCTTTGGCCACAAAACTATCAATCTCAATTAAATCTTCTTCAAAAAATATATGGCCGTTGGTTTGATTTTCTACTTGAACAGTTCTTGGATTTTCAACCTTTGGCCTATAAAATGTAGTTGTACAATTATCTGTTTTGAGATAAAAATTTATAGAGGTAATAATTTCTGTGTCTGTATGTGGAGGGATTATACAATTAATTGTCATAACTGTCAAGTGAAAATCTTTATGGTATCTTTCTGGTATTATACCATAAAAATTCTCAGATTCTGGTGACCATATCTTTCTATAAGCAATACCTTTACCATCATGTTTGAAAGATTTTAGTGTATCGGTAATTGCATATATTGGTTTCTGAAATGTTGTTGATAGTTTTGTAAACATTACTTCCATTCTCTAATCTTAGCCATTCTACCTGCCCAAGATTTCAAAATAACGGTATTTGATGCATTTTTTTCTACCACTTTTCTGAGGTCTGTGGATAATGATATACGTAGGTCATCAGACTTGTTTTCATCTACACCATGCAATACATATGACGGGAAGAAAATCAAACGACCCTCAACTGGTTTATATCTACGTTCACGCATAAACGGACTGCCACTAAGTTTATTGTTTTCCCAATCAATTGAATGTGATGAATCAAAACACACAAGGTCACCGCAACCATCTTTTGCTTTCAGATAGTATGTTGCTGCAATAGCAGATTCGGTGTGGCCATGCACCTCTAGGCGTTCGCCTGGTTCACGTACATTAATCCAACCCATGAAGTGTTCACAACCACGAATGTTTAACATCCTCAGTTGAGGAATATTCTGTGTAATTTTCTTGGTTACTATGTCTGTGATTTCTTGTTTTAGTATATCTAAGTTGGGTCTACTGTAATCCCATATACTATTATTAGGGTCTTTGTCTTTACCCAATACGATATCTTTGCCTATACCATAGATTTCATCCAATAATACTTCATTGAATTCTTCATCAAATTTTGTTTGCACTTCCCATATTGGACTTTGCCAAAACATATTCTGTGCATTTTGATACCAATGGTATCTATCTCTATCTTCTTTTGTTGTCATAATAAAATTACATTTTCATTCTTGTTTTTGTAACCACTCTTTATATTCAAGTAATAGTGAATTATCACCAATTTCTTCATTATCACTTTGTGCAGATTCATGTAGTGAAACTTGTTGGCCCATAACATTTTTAATTGCTTCTGTACTACAAATTTTGTTAATTAAATCATCATTTTCTTTGTGCATATTAAACCAAATTTCTTTTTCTTCTATGGACAATGACATGGTATTATCATATACAGTATGATTAAAAAAATTATAAATGTGATTGATATCATAAACCACAGTATTTCCATCATGTGTTTTGATGGTTGGTAATTGTGTGTAAAAAGGTTTAAACATTTTGTTTATCCAGCCATTCTTTATATTGATTTACTAATATATTATCTACACCATTCTCCAATGCTGTTGGTAAAAAAACTACTGAATTGATAATCTCATTTAAATTTCCATGAACTTTAATAAACAACAACTCATAGTTTTTCTGCATATTAAACCAAATTTCTTTTTCTTCGGTGGACAATGACATGATATTATTATATACTTCATTGTCAAAGAAATGTTTCAGATGGTCGTTTCTGTATTTTTCATTGCTTCCGTCTGCGGTTACTCTAACCGGTCTTTGGTAAGAATATGTTGGCATTATGTGGCCTTTTTCTTTGGAATAAGTCTCTCAATAAACCTACCAAATTCTACAACCAATTTGAACATGACGAAAATTGCAACAAGGATTGACCCTTTAATAAAGCCAGGTTCTTTTTTACTTGGTCCAAACCAACGTTGCCATACACCAACAACTTTACAGATTGGTGCACCAAATGCAAACAACAGTTTACCTGTAATGCTTCCTGTTTGTTTTTCACCCATCATGTAGGCCATTTCTTCAGCCCAAGGTGTTGCAATATCGTAAGCCCATGTAATAGACCATCTTTTTACATCACCACTAAATTCTTCATCGGACATCCAAGGCATTATCTTAGGACCTTTGCCGCCCATCCAATCAACAACAATTTCTGCCCATGCACGATAACCATTATAGATATCTGGATGAGTTTCGATAAGTTTTTCACCAAATGCTTGGTCGGCTTCAAAGATGTTTTTCTTCATTAGACCAAGGTCAAACAATTTAGTACAAATAATCTTTGAACAATTACAATTGAAAGTAAAACAGTTTGCGTTACTGGTGCAATTATATACTGGTGTGGTCGCCGCTTGACAATTACCTGTCTGTAACCATTTCTGTGTATCACAATTTGCACAATTAATAGCTGTACAATTGTTTGTGGCATTACATTGACGAGCTGTGCCACCCGCACTCTGGCATTGTCCACACTGAGTTTTGCTACTATTACAGTTGCAGTTTGTAATATTTGTATTATTGCAATTACCGGCATTGTTTCTTTGAAAGTATGTTAAACCGCCACGATATACACCCAAATCCAATGGATTGGCCTGCCTTTGTGGACTAGGCGCTGTTACTGTACCCCCAGCAATTGCTGGCGATGTACCAGCAGGTTTTAAATAACCATTTAAGAAATTTAAGTCGGTGGAAGGTTTGGCCGCAGCTCTACCCACTTCGGTATTAATTTGAGAAACCGCAATTGAACTGTTTGTATCTGGTGTTGCCATTTTTTCTCTATCTTTAAAATATTGTTATTACTATTTATGATTTCACGTAGGATTTACCATACACTTCAATATCATTAACGGTACCAATAATCTCTTTAACCACCTTGATTGGTATGACTTTTTTCATTTTTTCTTCTTCTGGATGGTCAAAAATTGTACCAAAAACATCTTGTCTATCAAGTGGTAATGTGTCACTCTTAATTAAAGTTGGTATATAACCATTTGTTATCATAGTGAATGCTGCAGAAAACAATGCCACATTATCAGAATATGCATTGGCACAGGAAATGTCCCAGAATTTTTTATCCAAGAACATACAGGCACCTTTACAAATATGTAAAACTGGACATTCTGGACATTCCTTACGATTGGACCAATGTGTAACTGAGGTCAATGAAACATTTGAATAATCATCCAATGTACCGCCATGATGTGGTTCATCATTTTTCGAAATTTCCAGTGAACTAACATTCTGACATGTCATAACATTACCACGCAAATCCACTGATATTGTGTGTTCATCATCCATGCCACATTTTTGTCCCAAATATTTGGATTCATCATGGTTTAAAATTGAATGAATTAATCCTTCAACTTTAGCTAATTGGCCACCGAATCCAATAGTTGGTCCTTCACTGTATAATTCACCAAAGGACTTTTGTCTAAATTGAAAATGTTCTTGTTTGGTGTTTAATGAGTTTGAAATTCCTTCTTCATCATAAGCATCAACTAAAGAACCTTCACCCAACGAAACATTCTTATCACCAGTTAAGTTTATAAACCAATCACGAATTTCTTTTCTACTTTGGTTTTTAGCATTCAACATAGAATTAAAACTTATGTTTTTTCCGAGTCTTGTCATCATTCTATAGAATCCAAGAATTCGTTCTTTTTGTTCTGGATCATCAAATGGATCAGGTCCACGTACAAACTGTCCAGGTCCATCATGTGAAATGGATACAGAAAAATCCATCATCATCAACCAATCAATTATTTCATCAGTTAGAATAGAACCATTAGTGATAATACTAAAAACTGGTTTTGTTTTCCAACTATCAAACTTTTCTGCCATGGCTTCCGCCAATGGTTTTAATGTTTTCCAATAAACTAATGGCTCACCACCCCAAAATTCAATCTTTAGTCCAACATCCTCATCAAACTGTAAGTTTTCCAATTTTTTCATGAAAACATCAATGTCTTTCTTGGAGGTTTCTGGTGCTCGTTCAACAAACTTCTGTGAACAATAATCACACGAATAGTTACAACTTAACCCCATTTGAATTTTCAACCAACTAATTAATTTTGATTTTTTCAGTGGTCGGTTTTTGTCAAATGGTTTGTGTGGTTTTAGAAAATTGTCTGTACGTTGGTCCTCTGGATACTCAAACACGTTACCATCAGTATCTTTCAACACATTGGTCATGTTATCATAGTGAAAAACCTTTTTGTCACCATCTTCAAATCGTGTGGCTTCAATCTCAAAAATCATTTCATTTCCTCTTATTGTTGGAGTAGTATTTATCCTAGTAACCTAGTTGCTCACAGGCCACAATCCATTGCTTAACCAGACTGGAACGGACAATATCATCTGGTGTAAAATAAATTTCTTGGAATGATGGCATCTTACGTGCCACTTCTAAGAAACTATGGAATGCCGTTTGGTCTTTGTTACTTTTAATCAAATCTGTCTGTTTAAAATCACCTGAGAATATGATTTTGGACCTATGTCCAACACGGGTGATAATTGTATTTACTTCCGACCAATTCAAATTCTGATTCTCATCAACTATAATAATAGCGTCATCAATAGAAATACCACGAATGGCAGTAGTAGAAATAAATCGTACATGATTTTGTTCCTTTAATCTATCCCATGCATCTGAACGACCAAATAATGTGGCCGCAATCTCTTTGTATGGTAATTCATAGATTTCTTGTTTTTCTTCAAGATTGCCTGGTAAATATCCAACGTCACGTAATTGAACCAGTGACCTTACCACTACCACTTGTTTAAAAGAATTGGATTTATCCAATACTTCTTCTAATGACTTATATAGTGCCAAAAAAGTTTTGCCCACTCCAGGACTACCGAATAGTCCCATGAAGTAGGCACCGCCCTTATACATTTCAAAGAATAATCTTTGATTTTCTGTTAATGGGTCAAACGTCTTTAGATGGTCTGGTTTAATCTTTAATGAATTATTTACTGCTGGTTGATGCCTTGTTTTATTCTCATCGTCCTGCTCCGCTGCGTATCTGGCTGTTGTTTTTCTTGTAACCATCAATTTCCCCCTGAAATAATATTGAAACACTTTTAGGACTATCGGACTTCTTTTTCTTCCGACTGTTTCCTGAATTTTTTACTTGAGGCTTTTGTTCCTCGACCTTTTTCTTAGGTAAAAATAGAGCAGGCACCTGTGCCATTACCATTCCCTTTGCATTTTGGTCTTGTGGCCACCCATAGTGTTTCCTGGTATGGTTTCTTTCATGCGATTGATGACATACTTTTCAAATGCGGAGTCGGCCTTACCAACTCCTGGTGTGTCCATACGCATACCATCACCAAAACCAGGAAGGCCATTGGGTGCAAAATATCTTTGTAGCTGGGGATTCTTTTCTTTGAACTCATCATACTCAGCGAGGCGCATGGTATGTTCTTCAACTTTATTTGTATCTAAATTGAGAAATGTATAAATCATGTAGGTTGAAACCAGTTTGGTACTGGCCGTGAGTTGATTTTTCCTTGCCAAGAAGCGAGGTGCTGTTTATTATTTATATAGTAATTGTGATACGATGCCATAGAATCACCGGCAATCTTTACCTCATCTGGCATGGCAGGTGTAGGACCTGTGAATTCACCTTTAGGTATGTTATTAGGAATTCTTGCAAGGTCAGGCACCAGTCTAGCACAGGCATGAGTTTTGCCATAACGATATGTAAATTCTTCAAGTAGTTCGCACCACAAAGTGTACAGCCATACATAGTTTTTATCTGATTGACGAGACCAGATTGCAGATGGATGGTTCTGCATAGTTGGTTTCATCAAACGAGTTTCACGACCATCAGGTAGTCGCCATGCTTTAATTGACCTGTTGTTTGCTGTCAGTCTACGATATTCTTCGCCGTCAAGTACACGGTGAGATGTACATAACAGTTGAGCATACTCAATGACCATTTTGCAAACATGTTTATCAACGTGCATTTCTGCACACACTTTTGGATCATTGTCGAGATAAAAAATATTCATAGTTTCATTTGTATTCGTGGTACTTCTTGCCAAAAACCAGCAGTTTTAACATTTCCAAATTGGTCATGTATGTTTTTTTTAACCTGTAAAGCAACTTTAGCAACTCTATCACCTTCCATATACTCAACCACTTGAAACTCATAACTGATTGGATCAGGCATTGTAAATGTAGGTGCTGATGGCGTTGCAGGTGTAATATACGGAAGAACACCAGTAAATGTACTTACAGTTAATATACTCATGTTAACATCCTAATTAAACCGACTGAATCAATAGTTACCAACAAGATGTAGTTAGCCAACATGCCAGATGATTTCCTAGTGTAAGCAGCCCAAGCGTACATAGCGCAACCAGTAATCCATATAGGATAGAGAACAAGTAGTGGTGGATTTGGTACCGTGGCAGCCATCGTAATAGCACACCCGATAGATAAAGCCCAAGCAAGCAACTCAACACAAAAGCGAAAATGATTTGAAACATAATCTTTTTTTATCCATTCAAAAATACCATAAACAATATTATTCATCGTGCGGCACTACATCCAATCTACCATCAATAGTATAACCACAACCACGCAGGAACATGGCAAATTCTTCTAGAATATCATCTAGTGAGTCGCCATCGAATTCGATAGTAGTTTTTGTTCCCGGAGTTTTATCACTTAATGACAAGTAATTGTAGTGCTGACCTGAAAGGTAAAATCTCATTTTTATTCACCAAATTTAGGGATTTCTAATTTACCTGATTTTTTAGGTGCAGGTGCTTCTACCTTAGGAAAACGGCGTGCAATATCTTCTACTGTTACAGTCTGCATAGCAAATTGCTTGAATAGTTCATAATTGTCGGAAACTTTCATGGCATTTTTAGAATTCATACCTGCACCATCAAGTGTGAACAGAGCACAACCACCTGAGGCCAATGGTGCAATTTCAATAATGTGGTCCAAATTGATAATAACTGGACAACCTTTTTCAATAGAATTAACTTCAACAAACAAGCTCATATATTTCCTCTTATTTTCTATCACAATCAGCCACACGAATTAAATAAACTGTTGTCTCTGTGTGTGGACGTACAAAGAAACATTCACCTTTAATAGACCATACAAGGTGGTTTTGAATACCATCTTTAAAGTCTTTCAATACATCTGGTGTTGGTGTGAGTTTGACATAGTATGCTAAAAAAGGCAATGACAAAATCAGAACACATCCAAGTATAATCCAAAATTTTTCTTTTAACCAAAGTAACCAATTATTCATATCATTCCTAAGTGTTTTAGTAGATTATACAGGCCAATGGCGCTTATGGCAACAGCCACCAATATGAATGACAATTTGGTGGATTCCTCACCATAATAGTCAACCTCCAACTTAATCATGTCTCTTTGAGCACAGAGCATCTGCGAGGATTCTACCTCACCACCCATCATATGGATGGTTTTCTCAGACTCTTTCAACCTGCGTTTAGCTGAAATGTAATGTATGTATGAAATCATATTAATCCCATAAGTTTTGATAATATTTTCCGAACAAACGGAAGCCATTTTGAATTCGGTTTTGTACGACCTTCATTCCTTCATAATCACATTTATATGTGTGATTTGGTCCATCAACCATTTCGTACATTGTGGCTTTACCAAGCATATCCCATTTGCAAGCAACTGTTTTATGGTCGATTTTACCTGAACGGAAGGCATCTTGCCATGAATCATCATTGTGACATTCAAATGCAAAAATCATTTCATCAAGTGCCCAATCCCAACGCTTGAAGTGGTTTTCATCGGTATCATACTCATTTTCTTTTGCTGGTGCTGATGTAGACTTCACTTCTTCTGGTACATCTTCATCATCAACAAAAGGTGCACCGTGTTTAGTTGCTTTCAACTGTTTCAACATAGGCAAAACAATTTTGGCCAAGGTATGGTCCATTGACCATGTATCCCATTTGTCAATCTTTACATAATCAATTTTGGGGTGTACAAGGTCAAGGAATTTTGAAATGGCACCACAAATAGGTGACAAACGATTAATCCATTTTTCATACTTTTTGTTAGGATCATCCTCATGGTTGTAGAATACATCAGTATCTTTTTCCCAAAAGCAAATTTTCTCCAAAATTGTATATGGAGAAATCCAATGATAACGATAACTACTAATATAAACTTTCATCAATCAACCCTTAGTTTTTCCCAAATTGTATAATCTTGTTCCATGTATGATGAAACGTCATGTAATACTGACACAGGCAAATCACCTTTTCTACGAGGCATTTCATTTACTTTGAAGTCACACTTGTTTGCGGTTTTAAAGTATTCGATAATTTCTCTTACTGTGTAACCTTGGCCTGTGCCTAAGTTCTCGACCAATAAGTTAGATGGTTGCTCGATAGCACGTTTAATGGCCTCACATACTTCCAATACGTGTATGTAATCCCTAATGGCGGTGCCATCATCTGTATCATAATCATTGCCATATAAATTGAATTCACCTGTGTCTCTCGCCTTCATTAAGTTATACATCAAACCATCAACATTTGTTGGGTCATAACCACCAGAACCAATAACATTGTAGAATCTGAAAATTGTACAGTCTCTGTCACTCAATGAACAATAGTTACTAACCAAAGATTCAGTAACTCTTTTAGATAGAGCATAAGGACTATCACCATTGAATGCAGCACCAGTAGATGCAAAGATGAAATGCTTGTATGTAACATTTTCAAGCATTTTCAATGTACCCGTTACATTGGTGTCATAGTACCGCATTGGATTCTTTACAGAATCACCAACATTAACCAATCCGGCCAAATGCACCACAGCATCAAATTCACCCTCAACCATCTTATCCTCTAAGATATTTTGTAGAATGAAATTGTCTGTTGATTGTGGTTTGAACACACGGTCCAAACCAACAGTATAATAACCGTGCAATATATCAAGCAGATGCCTGCCGATATAACCAGAACTACCCGTTACTAGAATCTTTTTCATCTTCGTATGTAATTGTGTTAATGAATTTCATTTTGTCTTTGTCAGTCCATGATTTCAAATAGTCATTGTCTGTATCAAACAAATTCATGTAATCAGTTGCTGACAATTCCCGTGTTGAAACAATTACTTCATCAACGTGCTTCTGTGAGAATTCTTGGAACTCATGATTACCGACTTCACAAACCACTTCATCAGAAGCATGGCCTTCTTCACGAGCCTCAACAACATAACGCATACGAAACATTGATATAGTTTCAACCAAGTATAATTTCTTTTCCATTTCTTTCACCTCACTCCAATATGTATATGAATCCGATTTACCAAAATTTTCTTCCATCAATGCATGAAAGTCACAATAAGGATGGTCACCCGCAAATTGTGTTGTACGTTCCCATCTAGCATCTTCATAACAATTCATGCATTGTAACCGCATATCAAATCTCCACAAATTTCAATTTAAAATTATCAGCACGATCCTCATATACATCATAACCTCTAGGGTTACATACAATACGAGTAGAACCAATCATATAGTCAAAATCTTCGTGTGTATGACCGTGAGTCCACAATTTGATTTGTGGATGATCCATGATAAACTCACTCAAATCTGAACTGTAACCACCATTCATAATCACTTCATCCGCATAACGTGGATGTGTTGATGCTTTGCTTGGTGCATGATGGCCAACGACCACAAACTTCTGTTCGAATTTACCTTCAATCATTATTCGTATATATTCAAGCATTTCTTTGTGGTCAACAACGGTATCATCAGGTGAAAACTTAGCAGTACGAGTTGCAAATTTACCTTCATGGTCTTTGAAATTCACCACACGATTACTATTCATAATGCAACGGAAGTCATTCATCATACCAGTCATGTGCAACAGTGTAATTGGATCTTCCTTGTTCATGTCAGTCCACAATGTACCACCAATGAATGATACACCACCCAACTGAACCATCTGTTTATCTAGTATGTGTAGATTAACCAAATAACCAAGCTTATCACGTAAATGTTTAATAGTGTTCCTAAAATCACCGTGATAATGTTCGTGGTTTCCAACGATGTAGATAACATGAGGGAATCTTGCACAGCATTCTTGAAAGAATTGATGACACGCTTCAGAGCGGCCAAATCGGTCCATAATTGCATACTCATCCCTTTTGTTTAAATCTTTGGCAACACAGATATCACCACCAAGAATAAGTACATTAGCACCTTCGGTATTTTCGAGGCTGATAGTACCAAATTCTAGGTGAATGTCTGAGCAAACCGCAATCTTCATTGTTATTCCTTGTGTTTATGATGGTATTATATCACAAATAGGTATATATGTCAAGCCTTGTTATGGATCCTGAGGAGTCTTATTTGGCCATCAGGCACAACAAACATCCTAGCTGTATACTGAGTTCCACCAGTAACAGGATCTTCGTCCATTCTTGTGAATTCAATATATCTTTCTTTCATCAGTTCGTCTGCCAGTTTTTGTGTCAACACCTTCTTAACATGTTCTTTCCATTGATTCTCATCACCAGTAAACTGAAGTTTTTCAAACTCTGATACAGTATAAAATGATTTAAACATTCGTCCTTCAATAGCATAAGTGTTTATATTTACTGCACTCGAAATATTACCATTAGTACCGATGGTACCATAGTTATCAACACTTATGGTACCACCAGCACCAGCAGAACCAGTGGCATAATTGCCAAAATTTGCAGGACGACCTACGCCACCGGCACTGATACTAATACCGGTATTAGGATCATATGATGTATTAATGATAGCCATTACTATCCATTCCCGTAATGAGGGTTTGTTGCATATGAGGAAGCATCTTCAGCATAATTTCTTCACCACCAGATATTTGTGCTAAGGTGACCATTCTGGCCATAATAATGCCAACCAAACCGGCATAACTGACATCATAGTTTGCAACAACTTTTTTCAGAAAATCATCAAAATCTTCTGTAATATCCATTAGTTTTTGGTCAATCATTTTTTCTCCTTGATTGGTTTAACTTCTGCAACAGGCACAATAGTTTCATCCATTTTAGGTTCATTGTAATCCATTGGATGTGGTTCACTATACTTTGGCACCACACCCACAAAAGCCTTACGCATAGCATTCAATGGAAAGAATAGAATGGCCAATATGATTGACATTAGAATACCAATACCAACAAACGTTTTCACATAAAAGATGTAGGTTGTTTCGAGCAACAGATTCCAAAACCCTGATGTACCAAGGCCTGAGTCTGGATCACCATCATTGAAGGTGCGAATGTGTTTCATCAATTGTTTATTCAAAATCTCTGTATGTGTAATCAAAATGTCCACAATACCACGGTATAAATTAATCATCATCATTGCACCTCATAGGTTATATCATATCCGCCTTTACGGTCGGTCCACCAGTCATCTTCATTCAACCAATCCCAATCAATGTCAACCTCACCAAAGGCAGCACTCATAATTTCTTCAAGGTCGGCTTCACCATCCGCAATTTCTTGCAGCATAGTTGCAATTTCATCTTCATCCATATTTGGATAAATTTCACTCAATAAACTTTCATCAATCTCGGCACCATAACGTTTCTCAACAGAATGCCATTCTGATTTAACAATCCAAACCATATCAACTCCTTAGCTTCGTTTAAAATGTGTCTTTTGCATTTGCAATAGTTCTGGTTCACTTACATCATCTTTGTCCCAAATATTTTCACACTGTTGTTTAGTGTAATCTGAATAGTTTAGGCAATCTTCAATGAAAGATTTTCTGTGTTCATCAGTTTTAACCACCTCTTCTTTGATGGTCAAATCAACAGGTGGTTCCGACTTCTTCTCATCCAATTCAATGTGTATTGGATTCTCAGGCACCACTATCTTCTCAATGATAATTTGTTCTTGTTCCACTTTTGGAACGATTGGTGTTTTTGGTCGATGGTTTGCAAGCACAACGATTGCACCCAAGGTCAAAGCACCAATCATAATCTGTTTCCACCAAAGGAAGAAAACAAGACCAAGAACGAATATGCCAAATCCACCCAACACAATAATTTCCATTGTGTTTTGAGAAATACCAGATTCATTGACAATTTCAGAATACATTTAAATCACCTATCAAGGACGGTTATAAGTCTCACACGATACAGAAACGGGGTACATGATAACACCATGGTCCGTTTTTTGTGGCAGTGATTGAATCACTGGTTTCAAACGAGCATTAAGACAATCTTTCGATGCCTGAATTACTTCGTTACGTTCAATAACTTTTGCTTTATCAAAACCATCAAGTTTTGGTGCAGCACAACCCACAACGCAGGTTGTTATCACATACATTAGTATTGAAAACATACTATATCTTCCTTTAAACACTTTTAATCCTCTCAATCAATTTATTGGCCTCAGCAAAATTGGAAATATCATCAGTCAATTCCATTTCTTGAACCATCAGTTCTGTTTTAGCTAAACGAATCAAAGATAGTGCATAATTGATATCGTCATTGTCGGCTTGATCCAGCCATTCATCAAAACCATCTTCAGAACAATTCATAATAAAATCTAGGTTATCACGGTCCCATTCATTCATACAATTTTACCTAACACTGTAAAAATCAATTGGTCTAACTCATGTGAAAAGTCTTTACCGTTTCTACGATTCTGGTAAATGGCTTCTACGATTTCTTTAGAAGCGATGTCAGGCATATGACCACGATTTTCCAATTCATCAATCAAATCTTCGGTTTCAAAATCACGGAGGTCAACATCAACCTCAACTTCAGTACAAATTGTTTTATACATATCATTCTTTCGTTGAAAGTCTACTCTTAAACAAGAAACCGGATAACAAACTCAAACCCCATGCCTGTAACCAACCAATTTCATTGGCGCCTGCAATGGCACCAACAAGGCAGTTATTCCATAGAATCATAATAGGGTAACTAACAATGAGACCTAGTAATACACCAAGAAAAATAGCAGTAAGGAACGCAGGAATAATTCTATGTAAAATCATATTAGACCTCAGTGGTTTCTACAGCAGGTGTGGTTTCTACAGTAGGGGTGGTTTTACCTTGTGTAGGTCCAACATAACGGCCATTGGCATCAAACTCGGTGAAATTCACCAACTGATATGCTGTTACAGCACGGCCAGTTTTATGCACCTTAACAATGCCGCCATCTTTGCGGATGTTATAGATGTTTGTGGATAGGCGATAGAGAACCGATTCTTGGTCTGTGCCTTTGAAACAAGCCTTAATCTCATCGGGAGATACAGGTTTGCCTGACAGCAAGGTAACGGTGATTTTTTCGTGACGATTTTGTTTGCCTGAGCGAACAGTGTTTGACATTTTAAGTCCTTTCAATATAACATGGTAAAAGTACCAACATATGGATTATAACACATGGGTGGCATGTTGGCAACCATCCATGTGTTGTTTTTTACATCAGAACGGGATTTCATCTCTGATTATCTCTGTGGGTGCTTTTCCTACAGGAGCATTCACTTTGGCATCCACCTTGGAGTACAGGTCAAGGAACGCCAGTTTGGTGTCTGTATCAAACCTGGACACACACAATTCAATGGCCTTCATACGGTCACCAAAGATTTTAAATGCCTTGGCAATGTGGACCAAACGGCGTGTGGAGATAATTTCATCAACAGCACCTTGGTTAAACGATTGGCGAACAATATCAGCCCATTGAACCAGCATATTAACAAAATCTTGGTCATCAATCAATGGTGCAAGAATTTTCTTTTCTGTTTTAGTATCAGGAAATTCCTGTTCAACAGTAATAGGGAAACGTTCCAAGAATGCATCATCAAGAATCTGTGACAAGTAACGGCCTTCTTCTGAACCACGGCCTTTGGTGTTTGCAGTAGCAATCACATTGAAGCCATTCTTTGGATGAACCAACTCGCCATTCTTTTTGTTGTAATATGGTTTGCCTTCTAAGATACCTTGCAAACACATTAACTTATTAGAACCACGGTCAGCTTCGTCCATCAATAAGATGGCACCACGTTTCATAGCAATGATAACAGGTCCATCACGATTAACGATATTGCCGTTGACAAGAGTAGGACCACCCAACAAATCACTTTCATCAGTCTCAATCGAAATGTTAACACGAATGCATTCCCGCATAAGAGATGCACAAGCCTGCTCGACCATAAGTGTCTTTCCGTTTCCAGAAAGACCAGTAACAAACACAGGATAAAACAATTTAGACTTGATAATATTAGTAAGGTCTTTATAGAATCCAAATGGAACATAATCAGGGTACTTTGTTGGAATGGATACATCAGATTCATCAACCAGTTTAGGTTGTTTGAACTCTAACACTTGTGCAGCCAACGCAACCTCAAACTCAGGTTCTTGTACTTTAGGCTTGGTACCAATATCAGGCAATTTGTATTGACCACGACCAAGACGATATTGAGACTTGGTTACAAACCAGTGTGGGAAAGAAAGATTGGCCTCATCAACAACGTGTTGGATGTTATCACGGCTGAGAATAGAACCTGTAGAATACAATTCTTCAGCAGCCTTCACGAATGCAATTTGATTGCGATTTAAACTCATTACAAAACTCCAGTTAATTTGTCCATAGGTGTGTATTATACATCAAAACCAATTCAATGGCAAGTACTACTAAAGTAATCATTCTCCGTTCCATTTCTCTGTTTGTTTAAAAGATTTTTCCTGTATTGTCAATGAATCCTTGTGGGTTTTCCTAGGATTACCACAAAGAAAGCATGCTGGATTTCCACAATCCATGGCATGATGTTTGACAAATTTATGTGGTTCTTTCACCGTCATGCCTGCGGCCTTGGCAATCTTAACCTGTTTCTTAATAGCGTTCTCATCCTTCAACAGGCGTTTTGAACGTTTGATTTTATCTTCTTCTGTACTCATTATGTTATGTCCAGTAAAATTAAAACACCTAAAACTACCAACCAAACAGACCCATCAATATTGTGTTCATAGCCCCAAAAGGCTAATGCAATACATCCGAGGCCTGCTATTGCTTTACTTAGGTTACTCACTTTGGCAACATCAATGCATTGAAGTTGCTAGGCACAACGATTGTCTGCACTTGACCGTTCTTGATACCTTCGGAGATATTCAACATAGCCTGTGCTTGCATGAATGCAATACTCGCCCCTGAGTTATTAGCCAATGCTGCCATTCTGCGACTTTCTGCTTCGGCAGTTTTAACTTCAACTTCTTTTTGTTTCAATTCATTTTTTGAACGAACCAAAGCATTTGCACTTTCAACAACACTATCAGCAGGAATTACACTACGAACCATAACTTG